CGGGAACTGGAGCAGGTTCGGGCGTAGGAGCAGCAGCATCGAGATACTTGTCACCAAGGGCCTTGTGACGGGCCATGTTGGTTTCCATGTAGGCCTTGTAATTGGCTTCTTGACGGTCATAGGCATCTTTGAGGTACTGAACAAGATCATCGAAAGAGTAGCAAATCTCACGATTGATGTTGCCTTCTTCATCGCAAGCATAGTACTCTTGAACACCAGGAATGAAGGGAATGCCTCCATTAGCAAGGCGGTGCTTTTCGAGTTTCGTAAAATCGAGGGTGCGAAGATGGGCGGGGTCACCAGGGTTCTTTGCATAGGCCTCAGCAATACATGATCGGACTTTGAGAGTCATCCGACGAGTAAGAGCATTCGGTTGAGTCATGTAGTTATTAGAAACCTTGTGAGAGTTGGAACTAATGAGAATTGCACGAGGAGCGAGGTACATCTTTGACTTGTCTTGGACGGAGGACATGTGAGCGTGATATGGGGTATTGTCCCCCAATTTGAGCCATTCGAAAGGTTCACGATCTTCAGCTTCGGGCTTCATTTGGAGAGCGTCATTATATATGAAAATCGGGACATCCATGCGAACACCATCCCAGAAGTCATTGATAGACTCCCGGACGTGGATATAAAGCATGAAATTGTCGCGAACAGCTTTAATCATCTCAGGTTCACGTCGGTAAATGTGGTACAACAGACGGGAAGCAATCTCGAGTGTACAGTAACTTTTTCCGGTGCCAGGAGGGCCAGACATGAAGAGGTAGATCGGAGTCTGACGGGGCATTGACTCGACACCGGAAGCGTCAACAACTGCAAGAGCTTTTTCGAGTCGTTTGAGCAACTCAGAAATCACAGCATTGACGCGGCGGGACTCGGAATCGGAGCGCTTTTCACAGAGTAGAGCAACTCCGCGATTGAGCATGGACTTTAGATCACGAGCGACTTCAGGTTTGAAGTCCTTGGCAGGATCGAAACTGGAGAGGCGAGGGAGAACGGTCTTAACCCAATCATCGACAGTAGCAATGTCGGTTTTCATGAGTTCAATTTCAGTCACACCGGTCCAGAGCTTGTACTTGAAATACAAACTTCGGAGCGACTCGGTAATCCAGGAGGCGAATTCAG